TAGCCGTGTTGTTTGCCCCCGTTAATGTAGCACCCACACCGGAGACGCCATTGCTATAAGTCAGGGCACTGGTGTCCCCCGCGGCTACTGTGGCATATTGTACGGCCACGGCAGGGTTTACCCCTGCTATAGCATTATTTACTGCTGTGGTGACATATGCGGTTGATGCCCCTTTAGTGCTGTTGTCCGATGATGACTGCGTCCCGACAATAGGGTTAGTAAATGTTTGCTGGCCCGACCATGAATTTGGGTGCCCCAAGGCAATTGAGGCCACCACGGCACCGGTTGTCGGGCTAATGGTCAGTGTACCATCTGAATTTGAAACCGAGGCAGCATAACCACCGGCGATACTGCCTGCGGAATTTACTATCCAAATTAACCCCGTTGACCCGACTGTAATTGCGCCTTGCGTTGTCATAATGCAAAGCACACCGGCATTCGTAGTTCCCTCGGAAACTACTGTCTCTGTGCCTTCAAATATCGAACCTGCGGTTGAATTATCATAATCAGAGCTTCGGGTAATCACCCAATTGGTAGAACCGCTACCAGCATTTGTTACAGAATAAATACCATTCTGAAAAGCAGTCCCCTGATTTTTAACACATATCCTGTCACCTACAAATAAATTCACACTATCAATAGAAAGCGTCACCTGCGCACCTGAATTGGTTATAGTCGCGCCAACTCCGGAAGCCCCATTGTTATAGGTTCCGCCCAAATCTCCAGTAGTTGCGGCTCGAACAGCCTTTAATCTACCAAGCGGGGCTATAGCAGTAATCAGGCCTTTGCCATTGGCTGTAGTGCCGTTGAATGTCCCAACGTTGGAATTGACTGTAGCAAGAGTATGCGCCCCCGAGCTATCTATTGTTAAATCACCTGAGGCTGTTTGTGGGGCGTAAGCTGTCCCACCCGCGTTTCCTACTAAAATTTGTCCAGATGAAGGAGCCGTATTCGGAACTATGGCGGCCTTAGTTTGAGCATTATTGGTTACATTAGAGGCAGAAAAAGCAGTGCCATTGCCTACGGGTATTCCTGTTACGCTGGTTTGAACAGTGATGGCTGGTGTGGTAGTGGCATTCGCTACTGTGCCAGAAAATCCATTGGCTGTTGCCACAGAAACGGTGGTAACTGTTCCAGTGCCACTTGTTGCCGCATATTTTAATCCTGTAGGCTGCGTTGAATCTGCGGTTAAAACTGTTCCGTCCGCACCTACTGGAACACGCGCAGCAACTGTGGAAAATCCATATACATCACCTTTAGTAGTTAAAGGTGATGTACCGCCGCTAAGTGCTGTCATAACTGCTGCCGTAGCAATGTGTATTACTTGTGCACCAGAGGCAAAGGCGATTGCTGTACTACTTTCTGCACCACGTTGAACGGTAAAGGTATTTCCTGCTACCGAAGTCACCAACATTATTTCCGGCGCTGACGTTGGAATTTGTGTTGTTACGTCGAAGGATTGAACAGTAATGCGGAAATTGCCTTGTGAGGGGAAATTAGAGGGGGCTGGCCGTCCCGTATAATCCGTCGGCGTGATGGAAATAGTGGTTTGCGCAGCCGTAATCGGTGCGGCCAGAACGCCTTGGGCGAAATTGGCAAATTGTTCGGTCATCATGCAATCCTAAATGCAGTAATAGTTGAATCTTTTGAATTACCACTAGAATTAAATTTTATTGCGCCAGAACCACTATGGGTACTATTAGCGACACTGATACGTAAATTACCTGCTGGAGAAGCAAGATAACCTGATAAGGTAATAACACCTGGATTACTCGATGCACCACCATTAGCTGTAGCAATAATCGTCGTTCCATCCCATAATTTGGCCGGGAATATTGCCGTGCCACCACTATCAATGACCGTAACCGTTCCTGATGCAAACCATGTTCCTGATGAGCCTTGAGCGATAGAAGGGCCATCATAATAAGTATTCGCACTACTGAGTGTTACATCCCCTGTTAAAGAACTTGTTATAGGAGAAGAGGTAAAGGGCAAATCAGCAGTTACTAACGAACGAAAAGTAGGAATTGCGGCACCACCAGAAGTTGGGCCAGCAAATATTTTATTTGCGCTTTGAGTCGAATTTATTGCCGCATTACTGAAAAAATTCAAACCATAATTGCCATTGGCATCCGTCCATACTTCCGCAGTGCTACTGATTGGCATGACATAACTAGAACCGACCGCACCGCCTTGAATCGCATCTGAAGATTGCGGGATAAGAGTTATTGCACCACCTTGCGCATTGGCATTAAAATTAAAGCTGTTAGAAACTGATGTCGAAAGAGGAAGTGTAAGATTAATAGCTGTGGTAGAAACAAGATTATTCCCGGCATTTGATGCGGCAACCGTTGTGTTTGAACTTACTTTGACGGTGGTTCCTATCGTTGTCCCCCCTGTAGGATAAACAGGGTCAAGCGTTTCAATGAGAGTGCCGGAAACAGTAAAAGCTGTAAATTTCAGATTGACGGAACCAGAGTAATAAAACGCAGCACAGCCATTGGCATCAAGTGTGATTGGATTGGAAATCGGCGTAGTTAAGCCAGCATCAGAATAGCATGTTACAGGTGTGGTAGTGCCAGTCTGATAAACATTGAGCGTGCCACTAGCGGCGGGTAGACCCTGATAAAGGCCGTAATATTTTGCTATTGCGAAACCTGACATTTAAGCTACCTTATTTGCTAGAAGTTGTTGAACTTCCGCAACCGTTCTAGGTCGGGATTTATCAAAGAATATCTGTCTATTGGAATCGAAAACTTGACGGGGGAATAACATAATAGCTTCCTGATTCGCCGGGGCATTAATCAATTTTGATGCCCCATGCGCTCCTAAAAAATGTGCCATATATAATTCAGGTTTTGTAGGCATTCTCCCTAAGGATTTCTGCAAAGAAGTAATATTATCTTTTGCCAACAAACTAGCCATAGTGGCCTGTGCCTGCGGATTGTTCTTATCACCAAAATTGATACCGGTTTGCTTTCCATGACGGCTAACCATGTCATTCCAAGTTTTATTGGTAAATTGATAAAGGCCGGAGGCGGAACTATTCGGGTTTTTGGCATTAGGATTGCCACCAGATTCTGCTTTTATGAAGCTTGAAACGTCGGGCAATGAAGCTTGGGGTTTATGTTGCGGCTGCGCAGGGAATTGAAGTTTTTGCAACTCATCCTGATTTTTCTGACCGATACTGCCTTTTGCCGCAGCCCCAGCTAATGCCGCACCACCTGCACCGATAGAAACTGCTGGCGGTACGCTGCCTTGTATATTTTTACCCATATTCAGAAATGCTTTACCTACTCCACCAAGATTATTTTTATCAGCATTGGCAGCGGCTAGTTCTTCAATGGTTTTGCCCCCCATTGAAGCGGCTGGCTTCGGAATATTTTCCCGTGCGGCTTTGTCCCTTGCTATCTCTGCTTCATCTTCTGCTGCTCTAGCGGCACGTTTCTGTTGCAATGCTTGCTCGGCTTGAGCTGCGGCGCTGGGGCGACCTTCTGCGGCGGTTCCTGCTGATGGTTCAACACTTGCGCGCTCGGCTTCCGTCTGAGTAATGTTTTGTCCGGCTGTATTGCCATAAACCGTTGTTTTAGGTGCTGGCAATGCAAGCATCGGTGCTTGTGGGGGTGCAGGAGGAGGCGAAACGATAGAGGTATCTCTTTTAGCTATAGCATTTATTGCATCTTCCAATGCCCCTCTGGCTGCCCATTTTCCGGTCTGACGGGCAACGGTTCCTGCCCCTACTAATGGAGCGCCATGTGGCAACAATGCTGCCGCCCCTTTTGTAGCATTCTCACCTAACATAGTTGGCAATGCGACATTCTTTACTTTGCCAAAATCTAGCCCAAAGGTTCCTAATCCTCTTTCAAGAAATTCTGCAGGTGAGCGCGTAGCCGCGCGTTTTAATGTTTGGATTTCTTCATCGCTTAACCCAGCTGGATTTTGGTCTAAATATTTACCGACCAATCGTTTAATTGCATTCGGGTCACCACCGGCCTTTTTCTGAATATCCAGTAAATCATTAAACTTAAATTCTTTGGCTGCTGCAGCCCGTGCCGCAGTAAGTTTATTAATGGCATTACCACTATCTCCGCCTACAAAATCCTCATTGCTAAGATTATTTAAATGGTCATCAATAGCTTTTCTTGCAGCGCTCGCCGCCGCCGTATCTTCACCATAAGAAGCTCTAGCTAATTGCCTCCTGTATTGGTCTATCTCGCCTACGCTTAATGGTTCTTGCGTTATTTCTCCCGTAATCGGGTCTACTTTTCCCTGAGTTACTCTCTGATAAATATTCTTCAGCGCACTAACAGTTTTAGGACTAGCAACTGGGTCTATTTTAATATCAGCGTAGCTTTTTCTTACAGTATTATTAAAATCATTTGCACTTTCGTCGGTAAGCCTTGCACCTGTCTTGTCAAATGCGGCATATTTTGCTGATGTATCGTTAGAAAGCGCTTCCGATTCGGCATCACGAGCCTCTGCATCTTTTGCCATCGCGCCTCTTGCTCTTAAGCCAACTCCTTCAGGTACAGATTTTGCGGCATCCGCTATCTTACTTCCTGCCACATCCACCAAAGGTGCAGCTTCTCCTATACCGGTCATTCCACCGGCATTGCCTAGAAGTTGGCCAAATATCCCAAGTGAAGTTTTTGGGTCATATAAAGGCATTCCAGCATCTTTATAGACCTCTCTTGAGCCTTTAAATGGAAGGGTGGGATTAGTAAGCTTTTCTGCTTGTTCTGGTGACAAATCGCCACCTATTCCTTGATAAGCCGCGCCTGCCGTTCTTGTTATACCTTGCGTCAAGGCATTTGCAGTATCGCCTAACCACATAGGGGCTTGTTCTGCTCCCGAAATCATAGATTTATTAAAATCATCAGGTGAATTTGAATTAGGAGGAGCAACACCACGATTCGAACCGAAAGGCGAAGGCGTTGATGGGACTTCCTGTGGCTCTGGCGGTTTAGTAACTCCTCCGAATTGTGAAACGAATTGCTGAGGTTGAGGAGGAGAAGATACACCCCCAAATTGTGAAACAAATTGCTCCATGTTATGGCTTCCAAACTTGGTGAGGAATTCCTGATTTATCTATTTCAATATAAGCAGCACCAGAAGGAAGTTTATCAAAATCTGCTTGGGTTTTTATTATAGGTGCATTGGCTATACTTTGTGGATTGCCACCTCGATTATTACCGAATGCCGCACTAGCTTGCCCAGAAGCAGTTTTTGGCGCATTTTGTGCAACTGCCGCGTCAATTTCTGCATCCGTAGGTACGTTCTTGTCTCCATATGTACGCCGCTGTGCGGCAAGAGATTTAAGCGTGGCGACATATTGGTCTTGGATTTGGTTTACGGCTTGTTTTTTAACAGCGGGTGGGTCATCACGTTTTAACCCTGTTGCACCACCAGCTATGCTTTCAAGATATTTATTACCTTTTAAGCCCTGCAATTGTGGCCCTAATTCCGAAATCATGCCTTGGCTTATTGCCGTATCTATTGTTTGATTCGCACCTGCTGTTTTAGGTTCAATTAATCCGCCTAATGATGTTTTTGCAAAATTTGGGCCATATCCCTTACCTTCGGTATCAGTCCCCGTGCCATAACTCGCATTATCTGCCGCATCGCGCACTTCTTGAAATCGTTGCATAGCGCGAGGAAGATTGGAAAAGGCGACGTTAAAGGTTTTCTGTGCGTCAGCCAGATTCCCGCCGCTTTCCTCTTGTTCTTTTTGCAATTCTTTTGTGTGAGGATCTGCTTCATATCTTTTAATATCTGTTTGAGCTAAATCATTCATCCCTAATAATGAAGCATTATGAGCCTCAGTTAAGCGCGGGTCTTCTGCTACGCCATTTTCTGTGGGTTGACCAGATTGCTGATTACCACCACCAAATGATTGAGCAATTTGTTGTTGAATATATGGATTTTTGTATGTCTGCATCTGATAAGCAGGCTGTTCTTGTACTGGAATACCAGCCATAGCATTCATTTTTGCAGTTTGCTGGTCGATATTAGGGTCAATCTGCCATGATGGATTCAGTTTATTGATTGCGCCTATCGTCGTGGCTTTTTGTGCTTCATATTGGTCAGGCGGAAGGTTTGCCAATGCCCCAAGCATAGAAGCTTGCATCCCACGGCTTTTCTGCTGGACATCGGTTAGGGCATTTTTGGCTTGTGCGCCCTGCAAAGCCTGTTGCGCTTGCATTCCGGCGATATTCTGTCCGGCTAAGATAGGATTCTCAGGATGCCCCACTGCGCCTGCGGCTTCTCCAATCCCACCAGGGCTTAAACCTGTTGACCATGAAGCTCCTGCAATAGGAACCTGTTGAGGAATTGGTACGGCAGGCATTAGCTAAGACCTAACATTCCGAGCAGACCAGCTCCACCGCCTCCGGTATTACCACCGCTTAAAAGCTGCTGTAAGTTAAATCCGCCTGTAGGGAATAGTGCATTTAAGCCAGTTCCAACTGCGGTATTCTGTGCCTGCGCCTTATTTCCGCTTGCGGCAGATTGTGCACCCGCGCCAGTCAAAAGATTGCTTCCTATCCCACCTGCCGCTGTCATGCCACCAGAGGCCATATTCTGCAACTGATTGATGTAATTGTTATATTGTTGCGAAGCAGTTCCTTGAGCATAGTTATTGATGGCCTGTTCGTTATTTCCTGAAAGAGGATTGCCCATCGCAGCAGCATTGGCATTAACGGCATTCAGACCTTGATTAAGGGCAAACTGATATCCGGGTTGTGTTTGGAAATTATTCATGGCCGAAGTCTGCGCCGCCGCGCCATTGTTTCCATAAAGGTTTCCGAGAGTATTTTCTGCGGCAGTTCCCTGTTGTAAATAAGGTTGATAATTGGCATTAGCGGCATTTGTCGCGCCAGTTATTTGATTCGCACCCTTTTGATTGGGATTATTAAGTAGCATACCAAGCCCAGAATTTATAAGGCCGTTTATTGGTGACATTTTAGAGCCTCCTGCCAATGATGATAGACCTGATGTATTGCTCGCTGGAGAAGCGGCGTTTGCAAATTGTTCTGTGGGGGAAAAGGATGATGCTCCGGCTGGCGCACCATTGATGTCATAATTGAAAGTTCCGGCGTTATTTGAAGGGGAAAACAAATTAGAAAACATATTTTGTGAAGCGGGAGGAGCGCCTATTCCTGCACCGCTAACAGCAGAGCCAATATTCCCCACATCCTCACCTATTGCCTGTCCGGCAGGAGCTACTGCACCTCCTCCTATAGCACCACCTCCACCTCCAGCTGTGGCCGTAATAGCTCCGGGGCCAGTTGCTGCCCCGGGTACGGGCGAACCGCCAGCACCATAATCGCCGCCGGATGCGAAATTACTAGGACTTGTCGCTTGTGCTGCGACATCAGGTGTGGAAACATTTCCTAAGTCAGAAGCAATATTTGTTAAATCATTGGTGGGTTGTGCTGTGCCGCCAAGAAGAGAAGAAAGACCACTAGAAGGAATAAAATTCGATAGACCGCTTCCTATATCGGAGCCAAGGGTTGAATCACCAAAAATTCCGCCAACTGAATTACCAAATCCACTAAGGCCACCACCACCTGCATCGGCTATTTCCCCTAAACCGCCACCAAGACCCCCGGTAATGCCACCTTCTAAAGCACCTTTCCCTATATTCCCACCAGTGAGACCCGATAGACCGGCACCAGTCCCTGCGCCTAATAATGCAGGTGCAATAATACCTGCCGTATCAGCACCCACCCCAGCAGTTACTAGAGCATCTGTTATTGCTGCTGTAATACCCATTTTATAATTCCTTACTAAAAAGAATATCTTGAACGATATAGCCGAGCTTTGGCATCAATTCGGAGAAATTAGTTTTTTCCTTGCCATGCCATGTAATCATTTTGATTCCACGCTCTTTTATGGCTTCTTCACTGCTCTTAATTAATCGCATTCCCCATTTGGTTTTACGATAATCAGGATGCACATAAAGAATATCATTTTGTGCCATTGTTAGGTCAGCATAATGCAAAGCATGAGTTAGAATGAAAATGGAATATCCAACGATTTTATCCCCATCAAAAAGCCCTATACCTAAAAGCTTTCCAGCATCCTCAAGTCTCTTATAGGCTGTTACATCAGGCTTCAAAACCATCAAATGCTTATAAGTAGCTAATTCTTCACGATGCATTTCAAGCAATTCCCAAGCTTGTTCAATATGTTCCGTGGTTTTGATAAATTTAATATGCATCTTGACTTTTTATACCGTTAAGATATAATGGTTAATTATGAGGATTATTTTAATTCTTTTATTGCTCTCTGGTTGTGCGCCTGCTTATGTGGGAGGCGATAATCTTCAGTCCGATTTACAAGAATGTAATCATAAAAGTATTCGAGATTATTATGCCAACGATACTATTAATTCTGATATTTCAGGAGCATCTCTAGGCTTAATCGGTGGATTAATATCAAATGCCAGTAATAAAGGCCCTAATTTGCAATCTATGATTAATAAATGTATGGCTGACAAAAATCACCAGCTCAGTGCTCGTTAATCGCACTTATCATCAAGTATAGATTCGTTCCATCGCAGCGATACATGAACATATCTACTGCACTATTTGCCGTAGAAAGTGTCGGTGCAGAACCACCTGGAAATTTGAAATTACCCGGATAAGAAATAGTGCCAGCAGCGCCAGAAGCCGGTTGAATCACTGTGATATAATATTTCAGGCCAGCCACGAGGTTTAAAGGTGAACTAATAGTATTTGTACCATTCACTAGCGTCAAAGCTGCATCAGGTGCTGAATTCAAGTCCCAAATCACCGTACCGGCATTATTTGCTAATGCTGTATAAGTTCCCCCGGTTATTCCGCCTAACCTTGCAAGCAGACTATCCATGTACCTTTTAAAATATGGCGTAAAAAATCCGGTTTGTACGTCCGTAATCGGAAAATTCTGCTGTAACGGTAGAATATTGGTCATTTCTTCCCGACCTTAATATCCGCCCTCGCACCCGTAATAAAAACAGCTACCGGGTCAGTAATCACCACCTTGAACGTTACTGCCTTGCGGAACCTACCAAGATTTCTCCAGATAACACGTTGCAGATATTTCCCTTGTGCTCCAAGCGAACGAGTGCCTAAATTATGCCAGATATAGCCTAAATCCCTTGAAGCATAGAGTGTCACGAGCGGTGTAGAGCCTGTAACTGGCTGATTGACTAGATTCGCATCTGGTGTGAATCCAAACCCCACCTGAAAATCTATTTGCAATTCCCTGACAAAAGCTGTCATGCCGCCAGCAATTAAATGCTGCGCTGTGCGGGTACGTGCTAAAGGAACATCATGTACGCCAGCACCTGAACTATACCATGAGTAATTCTGGGACATCAGGCATAGGTTTCCTGATAAATCACCTACTACATGGTTATTTTGCCAGTATGTATAACATTGCGGCAAATCAGGGCCACCTGCAATAGACCGTTTATGCCACATATCCATTTTCTTATCATAACACCACGTAACACCGCCGACCGTGCAACAATAAAAATGGTTATCACCTTCCCGATATGTCCAAGAATAGGCGGCAGCAAGCTGTGATGTATTGAGTCTGGCGAGAAATTCATTGATAGGAGGGGTAGAGAGTGGTTTAGGCGAATACCCTGCAAGTGTGGCAAAAAATGGGCTTCCAGCGACATCCGAAGCCAGAAACATAATGGTATCGCCAAATTTCTTGACGGATGCCCATGCTAAACATCCGCCTTGGATAAGAACACCTGATATTTTCTGGAAAGCATAAGGTATAGACCCCACATCAACCTGTGGTTCAGTAATTTTCGGGCCAAAACAATAAAGCGTCAGTTCATCAGAAAACACTGTCACCAGATTATCAGGAAAAGAAACTATCTTATCGAATGCTAAAGCCTGCCATGTCGTTGCATCAAGTTCATTGGATTGTATCACCTGCCTACTATTATTCACCGCACCGATGATATATCCATCATAATAGGTAAAATTCGTCACACCACCTGAAGCAGGAAATGCCCCGCTTGAACTTATCCCGGCGAAAGTATTGCTTGAAATCGTATAAGTATAACCATTTGAACCATCGCTGATAGCAAGCTGAACGGTATTACATTCAATCGAACAAAGCCCTTGCGATGTATTTAATGTCCCTAATGCAGAAAATGTTCCATTAGTTAAATCAAATCCAGAACCGCTTGGCATGAAACTAAATAGCGTATTTCCGACTATACCATAAAGTGTTGTGTTAATAGTATAAAGTGCCCTGATAGGTGTCTGTGCCGAAGTTGCCAAAGAAACGCAGGATTGTGCAAATTGATACCCCGGCGTGGGGTACATTATTATATTATCCGCACGTCCCTGCATCATCTCCGTCTTAATCGCAGTAGTCTGCGGCTGCGGCGTTTTCATCGCATAAAGATTGATACTTTCTTGTGCATTAGCTATCAGCGTCTTATCTTGATAAGTGCCGCCGCAGAAAGGTATTGGTTGTAATGGCATTAGCTTATAAATCCATCAAGGATTGTGCCTCCTGCCAAGTGTGCAGAACCGTTTATCGCTGAATCAAATTCAGCTACCGAACGTTTGAAATTCCGTGCTTTCATCAGGTCTTTGACATAATCCACTTTTTGTATTTGGCGTTGTGTCATTTCATAACCATATTCCGGTGCCAACTCATCCGCTGTAAGCATGACAAGTTCCTCAAAATATTCCCCCGGTAGGTTCATAGTCGAAGTGAGCGTGGCAAACTGGGCTATGGGCTTATATGTCTCAGTATAAAGTGAATAAGTAGTCAGACTGGCTGTTGGATATATATAAACAATACCTAAAGGATATTGTTGGTCATAATAAATCGCTTTCGGAATTGAGGAAATAGTATTCAGCATAATTCCCTGATACTGATTATCCGAAAGTACTTTCAGCGGATAACGTATTCCGGCTTGCGAATCATAAATCCAGCAATTGAATATCTTATCAGGCCGTACAGAATTGAAATTCCCACCGATTCCCCAAGTATAAGATACCTGTCCGACTACAAGAGGAAAGTTCTCAACCGTGACGTCTTGAATCAAGCCCCATTCCATGCTGAATGCGGCAAGGAGCCTATTAATGACAGTCAAAGCATTCGATGCTTCGGTGCCATCAATAGGCTCACCTGGCGTGACAGAACTTATTTGGCGGAGAGCGCCATATAAAACGTCCTGACAAGTCGTCAAATTAAGCTCCTGCTATCAAACCAAGACTCGTCATCGCTGAACGACTAGCATTTGCCAAATTCCCAAGGCTGTTCACAATCGGGGCTGCAGTCTGATAAACAACGTTACCTGCGCCCGGTTCCGGCACTTGGAAGTTACCGATAGTGTAAACTTCCGTTGTGGGAGTAATGGAAGCACTGGTGGTATTGAGATAGGTAATTGCCAGTGTATTAACCGCAGAGACACGAACACCGCAGATAGCAAGACCCGGCTGGAAAGAAGGCTTATTCACCCATACTGCCGAGCTGGCTACGAGGCCAGAGACAGTAAAGGTCTGTTCTGCCGTAGTAGTAGCAGAAACGGCCACCGGCGCTAACTGCTGGCTGTAAAGCAATAGCGGAGCTACCGGATTAATGCGTGCGGTTTTTATACCATACACTTCACCCGAAGTAGGTGTCCATGTTGCCTGTGAGAGATAGTACAGCGCAAGCGTGTTAGCTGCGCTTATTACAGCGAACGGAATACCGGCAGAAGCCGCAGCCTGCGCCGTCGGCTTATAGATACCGTAAATACTATCCGTAGTTGCCAAACCGTTCAAAGCAGTAGAGCCGCCAGAAACAACGAGGCCGGTGGTTTCTGAACCTGGAGAGCCTACGTTGAAACCATACATAATTTCATTATTGACAGCATCTAGGCCGTTTAATGATGTAACCGTATAGGTTTCAGCAGAGGTCGGGGTAATAGCAGCCGACGTGACGTTGACGAAAGTGATACCAATGACGTTATTGGAAACGGCACGGCAACCACCAATATCAAGGCCGGTCTGTGAGGTGGGTTTAGATACCTGCACCAGAGAACCAACCTGAATACCAGGAATAGTAAATTGTTGTTCCATCGTCGTTGAGGCAGGAACTGCCGCAGGAACAAGTGAGGAAGTAAGTTTACCAAGACCGCGTATTGCAACAACCGTATAAAGGGCGGAAGCGGTCGGAGTAATAGTTGCAGAGGTGATATTATTAAAATTAATACCGACAGTGTTAGAGGCGGAAACGCGGATATTACCATATCCCAAACCCGCCTGCGAACTGGCAGGGTTAAAGAATAACAAATCACCAGTGGCAATAAGCATCGTACCGCCCGTTCCGGTCTGAACTGTAGCAACAAATTCAGAAGTAGTAATGGTTGCGACACCTGCCGAAACAGGAGATTGGGTTGTAGCGTAGGTTGCTACTACACCTGCCTGCTGGCCTCTAGAAACCGCAGATTGAGCATTACCGGAAGGTTGTACGATAGGCGTTGCGCCATAAAACCCAATCGGGTCGGCGGCGGCATTACCAAGGTTGGTTCCGTCCGTGCTACCATCGGTAAGCTGGCGGAGTAGATTTTGGCCGGTTTGTGTGGGCATATGAGTTCTCCTTCAAATTATGGAAATACGACGTTGCCGGATAATGCATCCGGTCCGCCTAAAGATTTTTCCGGGCGGCAGAAACAGGCATTATAGGTGCCCCCTGCCGTTGGAGTAATGGATGCGCTTGTTATATTTGCGAACTGCAACTGCAAAGTATTAGCAGCACTTACAGCGGCATTCGCTATAAAAAGTCCAGTTTGTAGATTGGTTCTATCAATTTCCACAATCTGGTCAGTTGCAAGCAAACCATTTACCGTAAAAGTTTGCGTCGAGGTTGTACTAGACGCTACCGCCGTTGGACTGAGTGTAAGCTGCGTCCAAACGTAACGGTCAAAATTAATGGGGAAACTCATGCGGCCTCCTTACTGACAAGGGTTTTAAGCTTGCCAATATCATTACCGGGGAAATGAGCAGGAGAAGCATACCAGCCGTTTTTAAAGGCTTTCTTGGCGTCTTCTTCCGAAACCATCTGCGTTCCATCAACCGGATGATAAATCATGGTAGGCTTGGCATAATAGCCTTTAACCTCCCAGATTTTCTGGTCTTGCACCGGGATATTTATATCCGGTACTTGACCAGCGCCCGGGCGGGGATGGTGCATATGCACGAGAGCGGGATTTTCCATCCAGCCTTCTGCCTTAAGGCGCTCCCTTTCCTCATTCTTATGAGGATTGACATAGCGCATTTCCAGCGTTTTGGCATTGAAGTATAAAATACCGTCAGACATAAGCCCTCCTTTAAGCGGTTATACGAACAGCGTGCTGTGTATAAAGGCCGGTAAAGCCCCAATATGCATCAAGCCGGTCGAGTTGCTGTGCGTTCACGATGTCGTAACCGCGCATATAACGGATGGTAAATCCATCATGTGATGCCTGTGAAGCTTTGACACCCTGTTCTTTCGGCAGAGAAAGTCTGGCAAAAGCGGTAGTGAAAGCATCTTTGTGGAAGGCGATGTTCTGGGCATAACCCGTTGAAGCCGAACCAGTTACCGTTACGGCTCCTCCATTGGTAGGCGAAGCAGAGCAGTTCTGTGTCGGGCCGGAAGTTATGATACCATTATAACCACCGATGCCGGTAGAAATCGGAATCGTCGCATTGCCGCCGGAATCCGCCGTCACGTTTGCCGTTACAACGAACTGCTGCAAATTGGTGAGTGCTGCACCTGTCACGTAATTCACTGCATTACAACCAGCGAAGGTTATGATGTCACCGGCGTTTAAAACCGCAGCAGAAGCAGTCCAACCGTTAGTAATAACTGAAGAACCCGTTGCGCCTGATTGGTTAACCAGAGGCGTACCACCCTGCGCGCCAACAGTCTGCGTTGCGACGTTCTGCGACATGAAGAATTCCATATCGGCTAGTTCACCTATGAAACCACGTAGCAGGGCTTTTTCTGATACTTCTTTAACATAAGTACCTTTCAAAGCATCCGACATTTTATTACGCATGGCTGGATTCATAATGATAATGCGGTCACTCTGCGGCGCAAGGTTATCATCAAGTTTCTGCATGGAATCACCTACCACAGACCAAGTCTGCGGAACCGTACCGGCAGTACCTACCTGATTTGCTACTAAAAGATAAGCTGAAGCATAGTTCAGGCGGTCGATTTCATTCGCCAGACGGGTAATACGCGGTTTGATGAAGCGCTTGGAGAATGCTTCCATTTTGTTATTGGGGTCAGGAATCAGCAAACTTAGTTCGTTTTCAGAGATAGCTAAGTCGCAACCGCGAATCGTATTTATGGTAAGCGGAATGGATGTCTCAACAATCTGCTGAGTGTTCATCGCCCAACCAGAACGGATGGAATTTCTCATCGGCAGTGGGATATTAATGGTAGTTCCTATGCGATGGTCTTCAACGAATAAGTCGTATTTATCTTCATATTGACGGCTTACTTTATTCGTAAAAACAAGCTCGTTACTCAGGACACGGAGCATCTCAGAGGCAACGAGGGATTGGACTAATTCAATATTGGCCATTGTATTAACTCCTAATGACGGCGCATACGAGCCAATTCACGTTTGTTCATCTCTGCTTGATATGCCCCGGTATCTTTAGAGGCTAATTGCAAGAGATTAACCCTGGCGGTTTCTTTGGAACCGACAGGCGTGATAGGTTCGGGCGCTTTGGTTATTTCGACAGGCTTCGGCGCTTTGAGTCGCGCAGCCATGCTTATAAGTTGTTCTCCTACCGACCATATATCGGCATTTGAGAGTAAGGCTTGTAATACAGCAGGATTCCTACCCAATTCATAAGCGACTTCCGAACCCATCGGGTTCTTGGTCACGAAGTCTTTTAAGATAGGACTGCTGGAAAGGATAGGGACGATAGGATTGATGATTGCGTCATAGTCTGTGAATTTTTTACGAGCTGCATCATCCCTTGCCGCTATTTCAACACGCTGCTTCTGCAATGTTTGATTAGCTAATTCCTGTTTCTGGCGTTCGGTGGCTTTTCGTTCACCTTGTGCCTCAGCCCACTCATCACGGGCTTTCAGGAAGGTTTCGAGGTCATTTGGCGCATCTTGATACTTTTTGCCCCATGTGGCCTTATCATTGATGTCCGGCATCTTATCAGGAGTTTCAGTTTTTGGCGTCATCTCCTTCAAACGACGTTCAGCATCATCGGCACGGATTTTATCCTGTAATGCCTGCCGCGCAACCTGATTGGCTTTATCTGCCTCAGTTGGTTCAGTAGGTTTTACTGGCTCAATTTTGGGTTCAATGACAGGTTGAGCTAATTCAATTTGGCGCTGCTCATATCTACTTTTAGGCTCTAATTCTGTTGATTTCTGCTCAACAGGGGCAGGAGTGGCAACAGTTTCAACTGGTGCCGTGGTAATATCGGTCATAAAAATCCTTTAGTAACAATCACCAGATAATGAACCGGCCATTTTATCCACGAAATGCTCATGCGGCATTTTCTTGGCTTCATGCTTATGCGGAAGACCGGATTGTGAAACCAGTTTCCCAGTCGTCATATTGCGGTCACCACCGTCATGCCCCATACCGCCTTTTTCTTTTTCGCCGGGTGGATGGTCTTTGGCTTCACTGGAAATATTTCCTATCTTATCGGAACTTCCCATGCGGCCTGATTCTGCGCTTTTATCTTCTGCCATAAATACTCCTTGGTTACATTGAGGGACGGGGTAATAAAACTAATTGAATGCTTTGATTGGCTGTTTCAGATGAATTAGCGGCCATTTGTATAATTTCAGTACCGGACAATTTACAAATCTGGTCTTGGCTGAAACCATAATATCGAGCTGTGGAAGATGCGATGGTAAAACTCAAAGTTGTGGCAGCCGATGATACTGCGGCATCCGATACCGGCACCCATGTTATGGAAAGCATTGAACTGCTGATGTCTTTATTTAATGCCATGTTGAATGTCACAGCCGTCGAAGCAATCGTTGAAGGCATAATAAAGCCAACCAATTGATTCCCATTTAAGCTAAATGGTGCGGAAGTTTTGCCTGTAGTCGGCCATGCGATAGTGGGATATGCCGGTCTCATAAATCTCCTAATGCAAAAGAATGAATAATGATTCTTCTTCGTCTATCATCGCCTTAAGTTTAAAGGCACGTTCCTTAGCTTCACGTTCGATGCGAAGTTGTTCACGTATGCGGTTCTTAATCTTTAAATCGGTTTCAGCTTCGACTTGGATTTTAAGCCGATGGATAATCTCAATACGCGCAGATATTTCAGCTTCATAAACAACTTGTAAGTTTTCCCTACCCGTTGGCTCTTGCCAATCCTCAACCAACATTCCCGGCTGTGCTGGCCGTTCTTCCGGCCATGCGCCATAAACCTGAAACAATTTAGGCGCTAAACCGTAAGCTATATTTCCGTAGTAAGAGCGCGCTGACCCATATTGTGAGTAAACGATTTGCGGAAACATCAGGCAGCCTGTTCAGGCATCTTTTTTCTGCTGCCGGTTATCCTGCCTGTTTTATCTCGTATCGCTTCAACCGGAGCACCCGCTATAGCAGCGGTATGTGCTAAACCTTGTGCAATGGCTTTATGACCTTCAGCCGTTGATTGAGCCAAGTGCTGCATCATCTGCTGGTTCTGCTGATGTGAAGCGACTAAATGCCCGGCAAGTCCCGTCAACATTTGCTTAATATCACTGGCATCCTTCATGTCCTGCTCGTCTTTTTTGTGTGCCTTTTGGATATCTTCCTGTCGTGAACCATAATTGGTTCGTGGAGCGGCGGGAGGCACGGAGGAACCTCCCGCACTCACTGCACCTTGCGGCGCTACTGGGGGCTGCGACGGCGAGCTGCCTAGGCCGGAGGCCGTGGGAGTTGCCCCAGTATTCATACGAGTCACATCAAGAATATGGGCTGCGGTTTCCATTTTTGCGTTATGCGCCTCAATAGCGGCAATCTCTATATCTGATTTGGCCTTTATTACTTCAGCATTGGCTTTCTGCACATCAGCGCTGGATTTAGCCATTGAAGCTTGATTCTTGCCTTGTTCAACTTGCAGTTTTCCTTGTACGAGCTGCATCTGCAATTGCTCAGCCTGCTGCTGCTTCTGTTGAGCCTGCTGAGCAGCCTGTTGTCCTTCAGGCGAATCAGGGTCGTTTACAACTTGAGGCGGAAGGCTTCGTTTAATACGTTCAGCCATAACCTCGCCGCCAGGCACATCCATGTTTTCAAGAACTTGGTCTGCGACAAGAGGAGCCTGCTGTGGAAAGGCCTTAGCCCAGTTGATAAGTCCTTCGACAGCTTCCCGTCTGCGGGAGGCGAATGCTTTACCAGCCGTAACGATGACATCATATTCCCCTACGCGTATATCGTTTAAGACTTCGGTAATGCCCAGCAGCGGGTTTTCTTTCTTCTGGTTAATCTTCTGCATTTCCACATCGTCTTCGCTATTTATCGTGCGAACGACGCGGTCGGTATCATAAAATTCTGGTATCCAGTCCACTAATACCCGGCCACATTGTTCAATTCCTGCCTTTAGATTATCAGGAAAAATATAAGTAGAAGTCTGTCCTTGGCTTTGCTGCTCGCTTAACCCCACACCTGATTGAACATTAGTTTGCTCGCCAACCTGCGAGTTAAATACACCCGTTGTCCTCTGCACATCTAATGCCGCAGTTTGTGAGTTCTGCATTGCAGCCGTTGATGGCGTCGGTGGTTCAATACGTTCTGGCCCCGCTGGAACAGCCGGGTCATGGGTATAAATCAGATAAGGCTGTGGTGTTGTGTTAGCCTTGTCCCATTGGTCGCGCCACAGCTCAATCATCTTATGAGTGACTTTCCAAGGAGCCTTGGCGCTTAATGCGCTATTCTCAATAGCAGTAGAGCGCTCGTAATTATAGGAATGCTGTGCATCAATGCCGTAATAAATCGCGCTTCTAAGGTAAGTTTTTCCTTCAATATTAACTTCCTCGCCGAGTACCGGGATGACGGGTATATATTTCGTCTTATAGATACGTTCTTCAAGGATATGTGAGCCATTGCATTTCCGCCAATGTATATTAATCCTATCGGCTTTACGTTCTTTTACCGGATTAATACCAAGTTGCTTAATGGCATAAATCTCTTCATCGTTATCAATCTGAATACATGCACCGTTGTCAAAAGCCACTAAGCGCGCTTCTATCCGTTTCTTTGTGAAATATTCACATAATCTTATGGTCTTATCATCGCCCCATGCGCCTTGGTCGTCATCATGCACGTCAACAATATCCCATCCGAATTCTTCAGCTTTAGGATAAAGGCGTCTAAATTCTTCCTTACTCATCATCTCTGTGATGAAAGTCCATTCCGCATCGGCACGGGTTAAAAGCTTGGCGTTAGGGTCACGTTTAACCGTCAGTGGGTTCTTTATCGATTTAATGACAAGTTTCTGCGTGAATACATCATCCGCTTCATATTCCGGCAGGATGCGTATCTCACCCCTATTACCGCGTGCCGCGCATTCTAAAGCATTGGTATAAGCTTCCCCGGCATTACTATCCATTTCGATATTACGGATAATGCCTGCCAATATATCAGCCGATTCTTCTGTCGCTGGCCCACCCGAAGGTAAAACCTTAATCGACATCTTATTCTGGCGATAATCACCTATAATCTGCTTGACCACAAGATTGAGTAAATTGAATGTCAATGCCGGACGATTCGAGCCACGCTTTTTCTTTACTTCATCATCCCATTGGTTAGAGCTAGAGCTTATCTTGACGTTCTTGACATAATCAGCATCGTTCTCTTCTTCCATGAGACAAGCATATTCAAACCGCTTGCGCATTTCGGTAAGGACTGCTGCGTCTTCGTCTGAAACATCGCCTTTTCCTTCACCTACCCCAGCCGGACGGCCAATCGGTGAACCTGTACCTATGAGTGAGTCGGTCATGATATATCATATAAGTTGAATATGTTTTTGTGTGGTTGCCGCTAATGCGGGCTTTTTATGTATTATAAGTTGCAATTTGTAATTCTGGCTCTGATTTCTCGTATGGCTCTTTATTATAAAGTTCAACTAGCTTTCTTGCCATTTCTAGGCCATATGGCGTTTTATTAAAGCTGGCGACTAATGCTTCTGCAAACATCCCCTTGCAATGTATTTTCTCATATATGCAATAGGTTGATTCGGACAAATATATCTTATCAGGAAGCTTCATCCCGCCATCCATGAGGTTGATGATTGCTCTCTCGATGAATAAGGAAACAACGGTTGCTGCATCGCTGTAGGCTGCGCACCTGGCAATCCCATAGCCAGATACCTGAAAGCATCCGCTGCATGGCTTGTCCAGTTATGTCTTGGGCGATTCTTGAAGGTCTTTTGCTTATCGTCCCATTCACGCTCGTATTGCCTCAAAGCCTCAAGGCCACGTTTGGTATTCTCTTCATCAAACCATGCCTTACCAAGCACTAGTCTAGCTGCATTGATACCATCTTCAACGCTTGTAGCTTCAAGAGGCGTTGCTTCTATTCCCAAACCTCTAAGAGTTTCAAGACGTGAACGCCCTGTGCCAAGTTCTGTAACCTTAACATCATGCGGTAGATAATGTTCAGCATAAACATAAGGTTTCTGCTTTAATATCTTGGCGTAATGGTCTAAACCACAACCAGAATTCTCATAATAATCTATCAACCTTATCTCTGGGCCAGTTACCTGCACAAACCATATTGCCGTACTGTCATCAACGCCCAAATCCCAAGCGGTATAGACCTTCAGAGCCGGGTCATGTGGTACGCCCGTAACACGCCTACCAGCTTCAAGCTTGGCAATCTCTTTGCCGTAATACGCCCCTATCAGAGCAGCTTGGAATGAGCACTCAAACTCTTGGGCGTATTGTTCTTCGCTCATATCCTTACGAGCGGCATCAAGCTCTTCTATTGGCAATACCCCAGTATCGCTGGCTTTAAACATCGCTGCATACCAATCTGAATCTTTCAGTGCATTGTTATAGACTTCCCAGAATTGGTTCCGTCCCTTTGGAGTGCCGATAAACAATGCCCAGCCTTTTCTATCTGACAAAGCAGGTCTGAGAACTTCTGACCAAAGTCGTGGGGACATATCGGCGTATTCATCGAGTACGACTCCATCAAAATACAGCCCGCGTAGGCGGTCAGGGTTGTCAGCACCGTATAAACTGATGCGAGCGCCTCCTGGTAGGTCAATTCGCAACTCTGCTTCATTTACCTTCACCCCGGGAATAGGCTGCGTAAAATACTTTGCATAATCCCATGCCACCGTTTTCGCTTGATTAAATAATGGGGCGATATAGGCAAAGCGCGGATTAGGATGTTGGCATTTACCAAGTGACTTAATGATTTCATTGATGGCACATACTGTCTTACCCCATCGGCGGTGACAAACAAGTATGCTGAATCGTTTGATATTGTTATGGACTTCTCTTTGCAATGGGCGGGGAGCATAAGGAATAATTATGCGTCGCTTTTCCATTCTAATACGCCAATCGTATGAATAGGGTCATCAGCGCTACCAAGTTGCTTATCCCCATATTTCTTAGGCTTCATTTTACCTGCAACCCATTTGCGGGCATCAATGCGCACTCTTGCTTTATCAGAATGTTCTTCAGTATCGGCTATTTCAATAACAGCATCAGCGTAATAATCTGCCTGTGCGTCTCTTGCGCGCGTGTAGTTATCTAAAAAATCTGGATATTCTTTAAGCCAATCAAATACGTAACGATAGTTTATTTGTAGTTCCTTGCATACTTTAACAAGGCTTTTCCCTATAATAATACCATCACATATTTTATCGCCAAGGGCGGGAGTATAATCACTCATACTGACACTTCTTTAATCTTGCCTGATATCATGCCATCTATCTGCATTTGGTGTCAAGCGTCTTTTTTAAAATGTGCGATTAAATTATCAAGCGCTTCACGTACTAACCTCATTTTCCGTGCGCCTGGTGTTACATTATGACAACAAACATCAATCGCTGCAATACGGGCATTTGGGTTATTTATTGAGAACTTAGCTTCCATGAATTGATGCGGTATAATAGCCATATCTTCGTAATCGGTATCGCCTTTTATTTCATTGCCATAATTGCATTTAACATATCTATCGCGCAAAATGGTGAAATGCCATAAGCGGTAGAATTTAAACCCGGCACGGTGTTGTTGGAATGTGATATGATTAGCGTGGAAATACCAATCTAATAAATTGGCTTGGCTTCTATATTCAGCACCACCTCTATCCCCAATGATAACAATGATGTCTTTACGTTCCGGCTTTATAAGCGGGTCTTTAGGTGTCCACTCAATCTGTTCCTTATTATCCATTTGGTTTCCAGCTTAGGGCATAATCCATGTTATTTGGCTTTTTAGGGGGTTTTGTCTCTTTGCTAGGGGTGACTAGCTTTTTTACCTTTTCAACGCTATAAACAGGCTTAAAACGAGAATTAGGCGTAATGCTACGGTATATCACTTCCATCTTAATTCAAAATACCCACAATTGCTTTAAACAGATTATCTTTTTTCACTTGGTAGGGCGGAAGTTCATCATAAGGCACAATGCATGGGTTCTCTTTTTTGGAAATATCTTTTATTTCACCCCATTTCCAGCCTTTTGATTTTCGGTCATTGAGCCAGTGATTGTGATTATCAGCGGAAAATAGCGATAATGCTTTTGGATGTAGGCGAAGCCATCTGACGCCTGCCGTAAATGAAGTTTTTACCCATTCCGGCGATTCATCCCATGGCGTATGCTTAAGGCCATCATCGCTTACAATGCAATAATTTCTAATGGCTTCATAGGCGATTTGCGCGATTTCGGTATCATTCATATTTTTGCTTCCCAAAGAATAAGATTTTGTTCTGCAATCATTTTATCAGCCGCAATACGTGAGTGCATGTATTTATCGCCTGGTAACGTTTTATCGCCGGTCATTATTTCGTAACCCGGTAATTGCTTGCGTTTGGCGATGTCAACCAGCATGAAATCATCAATCCACCCACGGCGAGCCGCTACAAATTCCTCGAAAGTAGGCGCAGTCAGACCATAACCTTTGTAAATTTCATAGGCCTCACGTAAACGGCGCGGCCTCAAAGCAGTAAACAACCCCCACCAGAAATCCATCTCGCGCATATGCTGGGTATTATGCTGCTGGCCGCCTACCTGAAGTTGAGGGATAATTTGCGGCGCACGATTGAACACGTAACAATGCGTTTCAATGCGCCATTGGTCGGAAAACCAAAAGGGAAACATGGTGGGTTCATATTTGTTTGCAAGTTCTATCCAGCGTTTCGTACAAGCGGTAGTATGAAAAGCATTAGGAGCTGGTATGTAGGTGAAGGCAACTATTTCTGCACCTGTTTGGGTCATTATCTGCCGTAAGATATTATCCCAGCCTTGTGTCAAAGGGAAATATTTATCATTCATAGCGAGATAAATATCTACGTCCATACTTTCGGCCATCAGCTTTAGCCTGCCACCGCAAGTAATAATACTTTCATCAAATTTCAGGACTTCCAAAGAATTAACGGGGATGAATTTATCTGCATCGGGGTCATCGCCATCAACCCCAATAAGAAATTTCACATTGGCGGCATCAGCACACATCTGCGCCCAAGCATTGAGGGAAGACATACAAAGTTGCGAACGGCCTCTGGTAGGGACATAAAGGCCAATGGTGGTTGGTTTAGGAAGAATAGCTTGGGGGGGGGATTCAACAGGTTTTTCAGACATTATACTCTCCGATATAAAATCATTATGAGTTTTTTATACTCTTGTCAAGCGCCTAATCACAACAGGAAGGACTACCGCTTGTGCACGATAAAACCTATCGCTTAGGCTGCCGGTGTTTTAGCCCACTAACCGGCTTGGGCTGTCATCAATCCCAATTATGAGTTAGTTCTAAAAAATCAGGACGAGCAAGCTGTGCTTGGGCGGATTGATAGTTTTGCATTTCTTGGGTCTGCCGAAGAATAGCCATATCCTCGCAATTGCGCATGAATTGTTTTTCCTCACGAGTGATATAGGAATAGCCTTCACGACTGCGTTTTTTAAGCTCAATGTAAAGCGGCCAATCAATTTTTTGAGGAGGTGGATTGATGATTTTATTTATATCAGAAGGTGTTGGTATATCATTGTTATTTAAAGAATATTTGTCAATTGCTTGAATAATAATATCCATTGGAATATGTTTAAGTATTCTTGAAAATCCTTCAACTAAAGCTTCAAGTTCATTAGGGGTTTTCCCATATTGCTTTTGCAAAGCACATACACTAGCTAATACTTTTACAAGCTTAATCTTATCAGCTTGGCTGTGAATGTTTTGCGATATAATCGTGGGCTGCTGTACCCCATTTTGAGGGTTTTGGTTGTCCATAAAGCTCTCCTTGTGGTTTGGGTTCAAAAATACCTTGGTAGTTATTTAAGATATTGTAATTTAATATTTCTTTTATGTCTTTACCTTCAAAATGATAGTTTTCCAGCTTCTTTATGGCTAGTTTCTCAGCATGGGGTGTCATAGATTTTTTTGATTTACGGCGCATTTCCTTGAAAGCTTCCCATTCAATAACTGGAAGCCATGGGGGTAAGGGGGTATTACTTTCTTCCTTTCTTCCTTTCTTATCTTCTTTAGATGTGGTCGTTTGCTGGTCACTTGCTGGTCGTTTGCTGGTCATTCTGCTGGTCACTTGCTGGTCATTCTGCTGGTCATTTCCTTGATATTCATTCCAATTAACTATTGTTATAACTGAAAATTTTTGGTATATTCTGCTGGTCACTTCACCTGACTTTTTTAGATGCTCTATTGCGACACGAACTTGACGCTCTGATAACCGTAGCGCGACCGACAATGAAACGCGGCCTGTTACTAGACTGCCAATAGGAATATCTATTCCCATGTAGCGGCTTGGTTCGTAATTTGCCGATAATAATAGATGAAAAAAAAGAGCGCGGGTATTTTGGGATTGATACCATTCCCATTCCAAAATCTTCCGATGTAATTTTATCCAACCGGGCATAATTCTCAAGGGTAGACCGTGCAGTCCACGCGCTCGTAGACGCGCAAACCGCACGGCCATAAGCTAAATATAAAGGGAATATTTCATTATGAATCTGCTCCTACGAGTAAACAGTGGAGCAAATATAATTTATGGAAAATTTATAGTCAAGAGAGTATTTCGGGCTTGACTTTCACAACTTCACCTTCAGATATTACCGTATCGTGTATTACGAAGCATTTTAAATCCCTTGATAAGCTCTTTAATCCCTTCCTCAAGACTTATGGTAGCTTTAAAGCCGGTAGCTTCTATTTTCGCATTGGAAACAACATAATTACGTTGGTCAATATCAGTGCCAATAGGTGCATCTAGGAATGTAAATTCTGGCAATTGTAATTTAATTCGTTCACATAATTCTTTCTTGGATAAATTGGCTGCAGAAAGCCCGAAATTATAGACTTGCCCTTTCATTTTATCAAATTTATCTATGGTGTGTATGAAAGCTCCAGCCACATCCATTACATGCACAAAATTACGCTTGAAATGACTTTCAAATAGGATTACGGCGCGGTCATTCACCGCCCGGTAAGTTAAATCATTCATCAGCAAATCTATACGCATACGGGGGGACATGCCGAATACAGTTGCTAAACGTAAACTAATAGCGTTTTCATGCTGCATCAGACGTTCTTCTATCTGCATTTTATGCTGGGCATAGGTACTAATGGGTTTAAGGGGCGATTCCTCAGTGCAAATATTATCAGACGTGCCATAAGCACTATTCGTTGTCGGCATGATAATATGCTGCTCTTTAGAAGCATTCTTCAGCATCATTAGCACCGCATCATAATTGATAGTTTTAGCCCCAATAGGGTCTTTATCGCATAATGGTGCGCCGACATAAGCCGCCAAAGGAATAATAACCTCAGCTTCACGCATCAAAGGAATCATGGTTGATGGTTCACGAATATCGCCTCGACTGATATGGAAATTATGGTGCATACAGATATGATTCAAGCTGGCCTGTCCGTACATGAAATTATCCAATACAGTGACTTCATGGCCACTGGCAAGCAAACAAGGAACAAGAACAGAGCCGATATAGCCAGCACCCCCTAAGCATAGGATTTTGCTCATCTTTTACCTTCCTTATAAGCCCTCTTTAGGCCTTTCGATATATTCTTTTTGTGTGAAATCTCCCGAGGTTTTTTATTATAACATTTTAGAGAACAATATTTTCCTTTTCCTTGATTTAATCGCCATTGTAAAATCTTAAAATCATTACCACAACCAGCGCATTTTGAGATACAGATGGCCTTTTCACTGCGTTCGGCATTATGCAATTGTGAATGCTCCGCATGAGAAAGTTTTTCCAAATTGTCGAACCTGTCATCTGAAGGGATATGATTTTCATGGTGGATATTTGCCTCCATATCCGTAATAATTTCGCCAGTATGAAGCCACCAGACAACGCGAGAACGCAGACAAAATCCGGATTTGTGAGAGCCAGGAAATTGAGGACAATAAATTCTCACGCGACCATCTTTATTGCTTAAAGAGCCATTTCGTAAATCAATACCGATGGCTAAGCCTTTTTCGAGAGTTTCCATATCTATTATGCCGGGTTTACTTTGGTTCCCGACAAATCTTCCAGTTTTTTATCTTGCTTTATCATGCAAACATTTCCTTTTCGATAATGGAACAAAATTCATGGCCTAATTTAAGCTGGTATTCCTGAATTTGTTGAGTATTTTCACCTTTTCTTTCTAAATCAATGATATTAATTTTTCCTGCAACAGCAGTTTTTAGAGCATTTATTACATTTAAAGAGCGACCTGAAGTAGAAATGCCAATAAGTACATCACCTTTTTTACCTAAAGCCTCTATTTGACGAGAAAAAACATTCTCAAAACCATAATCATTACCAATTGCTGTTATGATTGAGGTATCGGTCGTTAATGCTAGGGCAGCCAAAGCAGGTCTCTCAAAGTTTAATTTTCCGACTAATTCTGCTGCTAGGTGCTGGGCTTGTGCCGCACTACCTCCGTTGCCACAAAACATGATTTTATTTCCTGCTTTCAGGGCTTGAATACAAATATTAGCAATTCGTTTGGCTTCTTTCATACCTGCGCCTTTTTATAACCTTCCGGTGTCCCCATATCAGTAAAAAATGGTATTATATAATATTTTTTCTTCCTATCTTTAATAAATTCCTCGAAAGAAAAAGCACCACTTGGCGCATTAAAAAATAATGATTGATTTAGAATATACACCCCAGCACTTTCAGCGCCATTTTCAGCAATAGCCACAGTCAAAGGTGCTTTGTGTATAGCAAGCATTTCCTGAAAATCACATTTGGCATAGGTATCACCATTGAGTACTAGAATTGGATTATTTTTATCGCTTTCCTCTAGGCAATTTTTAATCGCACCCCCAGTTCCAAGAGGTTCAGGTTCTATTTTGTATTTTAATTTATCACCCCAATAATCCGTGAATACCTCTGGTTTGTAATGCAAGGATAAAGTGATGTCCTCTATGCTTTGAGATTTTAGATTGTCAATAACGATTCTCAACCAAGGAATCTCACGAGTTCCGGGTTTAAACCAACCTTTGACCATGCATTTTGGTACTTGCTCGCCGGTGATTTGACGTAAGCGAGTACCAAATCCCCCACAAAGTATAATTGCTCTCATTTCTTTGACCCTAATCGCATATAGACTGGTTGTTTTAAGTTAAAAGCTTCGGGTAATTTCCATCTTACATCCTCAGCATTATTTACATCCATTGGCAGCATATTAGGTATTAATTTCATAAGCGCAAAATCATCTGTCGCATGATGAGAAAATCCGCTAGATTCATAATATAAACCGCCCCCAGCACCTACGAGAATTACCGGAAGATTATGATGCCCTATCAGGAAGCGGGTAAACTCAAAAGGCCGCGCCGTCAGGAATGAGGCAATGGAGTAACACACAGGCTTCCAACCTTCCAATGCAAGACCAGCGGCAGTAGCGATAAGCTGTTGTTCCGCCACGCCTACATTGACATATCGTTTACCAAACTTTTCCTTGAAGGCATCGAACGTCCCGAAACCCATATCGCCAGTTAAAAAGATAATACGCGGGTCGGCTTCCGCCAACTTGAAAAGTGTCTCTGCAAAGGCTTTACGCATACAGCGGCCTCGCACCTAATTGCTCAAGAGCACGTTTCAAATCATCATCAGAAGGTGTTCGGTAATGCCATAGCACTTGATTTTCCATGAAATCAACATCTTTTCCTCCGGTGGTATTAGCAATTATGGCAAGAGGTGATTTTGGCTCGATGATTGCATGGCCAAGAACATAAAGAATATCATTTATTTTATTACCATTACAGCAAAAAGTGTCCCATCCAAATGCCTGAAATTTCTTACGTAAAAAAGTATTCCCATTCAATTCATCATGTTTTCCGACAGACTGAATATTATTATTATCCACAATCGCTATCAAATTATTCAGCTTCTGGGCCTTGGCGAACATCGCCGCTTCCCAAACCGAACCCTCATTGCATTCCCCATCGCTCATCAGGACAATGCAGCGTGAGGAATTGTTATCAAGCTTTAAACCATAAGCTGCCCCAGCGGCAACCCCCAGCCCCATACCTAAACTACCAGAGCTGACTTCCAGCAACGGCATGGCCTGTTTAGATGGATGGCTAGGAAGCCGAGAATTGGCTTTACAGTAGGTTTTTAGCTCCTCACGGGGGATGATGCCCTTTTCAGCCCAAGTCGCATATAAAGCCGCTGCTGTATGTCCCTTGCTGAAATAAAACCTATCCCTCGGTTCTTCACGTAAGAATCCATTATAAAGTGCTACGAGAATATCCACACAACTTAAAGCCCCCTGCAGATGCCCTTCTCCGGCATCATGTGCCATTTGAATAATGGTTGCACGTATAGCACGGGCTTTATCTTCAAGTTCTTTAAACATTTACAATTATCTTACTCCCTTCAGATTCAAACTTGAATGGCACATGGATAAAATCTTTGAGTAGCTCGCGGATTTTTTGTTGCCGTTCTGGCGGAACAAAAAGCAGCATAAATCCTCCTCCACCCGCTCCAAGCATTTTTCCGCCTATTGCCCCGGATTTGCGTAATCCTTCGTAAAGAGTATCAATATCATCATTGGAAATCCCTTTAGCAAGTGTGCGCTTTATCTTCCAAGATTCATGCAAAAGTTGTCCAAAAGCATCAATATTACCCCGAGATTTAAGGATATTTATAGCCTCACCAACCATTCCTTGCATTGTCTTCATTTCAGAAACTTTATCATCAATTATTTTAATTTGTTCACTGGCAATTTCGGAAGCATTGCGTTGTAACCCGGTAAAAACCAGCATTAGATGGCTTTCTAATTCTTTTACCTTTTCATGTGATAGAACTAAGGGGGAAACTTTAAATTCATAATTTTGTGAAAATTCTATTTGATTGAATCCGCCAAAAGCCGCAGAAATCTGGTCTTGTGAACCGACATTTTCCTTTATGATATTCTGCTCAATATCTATAGCTTGATAAGCCAATTTATCTTTAGAAATATGCTGCCCGATTAACGAGCTTAGAGCATAAAGAAGCCCCACGGTGAAGGCAGAGCTTGAGCCTAAACCAGACCGCGCCGGCAAATCACCATCATGATGAATCTCTACCCCTTGCCGTAGGTTCATTATCTCCAAAATCACCCTTACTGATGGGTGTTTTATTTCAGAAATTTCTTTGACATTCTCAATCCGTGACCAAACAATACGATATTTATGCTCAAAAAATGGCGGAAGATAACGGGCGCTGATATAACAATATTTGTTGATAGTTGTAGAAAGTACCGCCCCACCATGTTCACGATACCACGCGGGATAATCAGTCCCACCGCCGAAAAAACTTATGCGGTATGGCGTCCTAGAAATAATCATTCCGCATCTCTTTCACGCCGCATACTTTCAATATTCAGCTTTAATGAAGCAATAGCAATTTCAGCCTGTAAAAGGCGCTTCTGCATTTCGGAATAGGTCAATTCACGACGGAAATCAGGTAGGCGGTCTTCAAGACGTGTAATCTTCATGCTATAAATTTCCGAGGACGGCCACGGCCTTTGAGAATAGGCTTCCAGTTTTTTAAAGCATCAATATTCCAAGTCGGTTTATTACGTTCCATCCGATAAGTGGGGGTGCGGTTGCGTTTATAATAGTAATAGAAAGCGCCAATAGTCATATTGGCTATTTTGGCGGCATCGGTAATTCCCCAAACCTCTGTATTATCATTGTAATTCATATATTTAACTATTTCTAAAACTTTTTCTAAAATATTTGTTGCAATATCACAAAAACTATTTTATAGTAGTTTTTAGTAAATGTCAAACGGAGGTAAAAATGATTATCACATTTCTGCAAGACTGCCGGTTGAGCGAAGATGGTTTTGCCATCAAACGGTTTGCTAAAGGCCAAAAAGAGAACGTAGCCGACCATGCCGCAAAATATGCTTTGAGGAATGGCTGGGCGTTTAATAGCGAGCCTTATGATGATGAAGCAGTAATATGCAAAGATACAGCCTTTAATGCTGCTTTGGATAGATTTGTCAAAGTCATGTCATCCATGACTGATTCGGAAACTCTTCGCACACCAACCAATCCAGCAACGCATGCTGCGAAGGGCGAACCGTTATGAGCAAGCTTAAAGATATAGTCACTAATCCGAAAGACGTATTGATTTATATTGAGGATATGATTGGCTGGTTTGCCCTAATGGGAATAGTTGTAGCTGCAATGATACTCTTTTTCTTTATCGGGGCAGACCGAGAGCTTGACAGACAACAGGAAGTGACACGAACTGATAGATTGCGGATTTATTGCAATATGCCACAGCATTTAGAAGCGATTTGTAAGAAATGAGCAAAACTAAGGAAGAACGTGAACACATGGCCGCCGTTGGACAATTGCCATGCATCATCTGCAACGCTTGGCCGGTGTCTGTACACCACGCTTTAACGGGGGCTGGGGGACGGAAGAATCACATGAAGGTGCTCCCGCTTTGCTACGGACATCACCAGGGCAAAGAAGGCATACACACCATCGGTAGGAAAAAATGGCAAGAAAAATATGGGACTGAAACGGAATTATTGAAAAAGGTGAAGGAGAAATTACATGCAAACGATTAGCGTTAAAGAAAGGTTTTTCAGAAAAGCGATTCCTGAGCCAAACACAGGCTGCTGGCTTTGGGAAGGGTATGAGCCGCCAAATAAATATGGTAAAATAAATATAAAGGGAAAGCAGAAATTAGCCCATCGGGTGTCATATGAAATCAATATCGGGTCTATCCCTGATGGTATGAATGTTTTACATAAATGTGATCAACCCGCATGTGTCAATCCTGATCATCTTTTTATCGGGACTCAACAAGATAACATTGATGATATGTGGGCTAAAAATCGATTTCGACATGCATCATTAAAAACACATTGCATTAATGGGCACGAGTTTTCTGTAGATAATACACGAATTGTTTCACAAAAAAGAGTTTGTTTAACCTGCCGCAGGGCAAATGGAAGGATTTATGATAGAAAACGCAGAGGATAATTTAATCCCGGTCATTACACCCCAGCAGCCAGTAAGTGGTGGGATGCTGGCTATAATAGAGCGTGTAGCATCTGATCCGCATGCGGATGTTGAGAAACTGGAGAGAATGCTTTCTTTGCAAGAGCGCATCATGACGAAGCAATCCGAAATTGACTTCACTGAGGCGCTGGCGCGCATGAAGCCGAAGCTGCCAAAAGTTGAAAAGAAAGGTATGATAAAATTCACCGATAAAAACGGGGTAGAGCGCAATACACCCCATGCACGTTATGAGGATATTCAGGAAGCCATTGACCCGCATTTGGCTACTGAGGGCTTTACCATCTCTTTTGATACCACGGCTGCCCCAAACAGTATGCCTATCATAAGCTGCACTCTGGCGCATAAGGGAGGCCATTCCAAAACAATCTCTATGCCGCTTCCTTTAGATACTTCTGGCAGCAAAAATAATCTTCAGGCTATGGGGAGCACGATTTCTTATGGAAAACGTTACCTTGTGGGGATGATGTTCGATCTGGTGATAAAGGGCGAAGATGACGATGCTCAAGGTGGTGCAATCACAGACGCGCAAGCCAAAGAGATAAAAGACGGCCTGAAAGAAACCGGCCTCGATACCGTCAAATTCCTGAAAACGTTGAAGGCGGAATCAGTCGAGGAAATCCGCACCCGTGATTATGCGCGTGCGACATCAGCCATTGATGCTAAAAAGTGGCGAAATTCACAGGAAATAATGAAAGCGGGGAACAATGCCAAAACTGCATGATGTTGAGCAAGGAACAGAAGCTTGGGAACGTCTGCGCTTGGGAATTCCAACCAGTTCTTCTTTTGATAAAATAATTACGCCAGAGGGAAAGCCTTCAAAACAGCAGGAAAAATATGCTTATTTCTTGCTGGCAGAGAGATTCTTGAATCGGAAAATAAATACTTATACCAGCGCAGCTATGGAAAATGGAAAAATTATTGAAGAAGATGCCGCTGCTGATTATGAATTGCAGAGTGGGTTAGATACTTCCTTGGCCGGATTTGTCACCACGGATGATGGTTTGGTCGGATGTAGTCCGGATAGACTTGTCGGCGATGAGGGATTGCTTGAAATAAAATGTCCCCAACCTCAGACACAAATGGAATATTTAATCACTGGAAAAGTGGCGAAGGAATATTATCCACAACTTCAAGGCCAGCTTTATGTCACCGGAAGAAAGTGGGTTGATATTCTCAGTTTCAATCCTGAGTTACCCCGTAGCATTATCCGTGTTGAGCGTGATGATGCTTATATCGGATGTCTCGAAAATCTATTATGGGAATTTAATAATTTCCTAAAAACTGTGACTGATAAAATATCTGAAATGCAACCACTTAGAAAAGGAATTGCCAATGACAAGCCGGAAATTCGATTTTAGCCATTTAACACCAGAACAACTTGATGCCATCGCAGTTGTTTACCCAGATGCAGTGGAAACTGTAACAATACGCAAGCCTGTGTATAGAATATTAGCCATGTTGGCGACTTGCAGAGTAAAAATGCCAGATGGCATAGAACTCGTCAAAACTGGTGAGCGGGAAGATTATGAATTGCCAGCGGTATTAGGAGGAAAGAAGATAAAATGATACGAACTTCTGAAAAACCATTCTATGGTGTTATGATTGGCAGATTAGTGATATTTCTGGCTAGACCAGAACTTACAAGACAGAAAAAGTATAGAGAACCTATCGTCGTAAAGAAAAAGAAATTTAGAGATAAAAAATCTGCTGAAATAGCAGTTAAGCAATGGGAAGGATTATGAAACCTGACCTATTCCAAAAAGCCGCAGTCGTGACGCTTGGCGCTATTGCGGTGCTGGCTAGTCTGATGTGGTGGAAACGTGGCGATGACATTAACAACAACCAAAGGAGAGTAAGATGAATATTAATGACTTAACTATCAGTGAGGCGAAAGAACTGGCTAGCCTGTTTGGCAGTAAATCTGCGCCAAGTTCAGGCTGTAATTCTATGATTGGGAAGAAGTGCATTTTCCGCAGCTATTCTTCTGGCGTGCATTATGGTGAGCTTATCGAAAAAGATGGCAAAGAAGTTATTATTAAAAATGCGCGTCGTCTTTGGTATTGGAAAACCACCAATAAAGGTATTTCTTTAAATGAGATTGCCTTAGCTGGTGTGGCAAAAGATAGCAAAGTTTGTGCGGCAGTAGAAGCTATTTGGCTTGAGGCAATTGAGATAATCCCTTGCACAAAAGAGGCTATCAAAAATATTGAGGCTCAAGATGAATTTAAAGCATAAAGTTTTATCTTACGGCTACGGCTCCGGCTACGGCGACGGCTCCGGCTCCGGCTACGGCTCCGGCTCCGGCTCCGGCTCCGGCTACGGCTCCGGCGACGGCTCCGGCTCCGGCGACGGCTCCGGCTACGGCTCCGGCTCCGGCTCCGGC